TTTACGCACAGTTGTTACCGAAGATGGAAGCCCAATTACAGGGCGAATTGGTAAACGAACCAGATTGGGATAGTTTATACAATGATGATCCGATAGCATTTGTACGCGAAAAACAAATCTGGGATGAAAAGAAAGAAAAGCTAAAAGCTGCTGAGGCTGAACAGCAAAGACTTCAACAAGAAGCCTACGCAAAACAGCAAGAGCAAATTGCACAACAAGTGCAAGAAGGTCAGCAAAAAATTCTTGAAATCATACCAGAATGGAAAAATGCAGAGGTTGCTCAAAAAGAGAAACTAGCAATTCGCGACTATGGTATTAATGTCTTGGGGTATTTGCCTCAAGAAATGGATGCAATTTATGACTATCGTGCTTTACTTGGTTTAAGAAACGCATGGTTAAACTCTAAAACAGTTGAAGCCACCAAGAAAAAACCAACACAAAAAGCACCTGCAAGAGTGGCCCGACCTGGAACAACTACCAGAAAGAAAACAGTAGCACCAGCGAAAAGAGCAAAACAGGTTTTAGCAAAAACTGGAAAAGTCCAGGATGCTGCTAAAGTTTTTGAACAATTTTTAAAATAATTTTATAGGTAATTATAATGGCTAAAGTAACAAATGCATTTGATACATACAGCGCGACTTCAGACAGAGAAGATTTAAGTAATATCATTTACAACATCTCTCCAATGCAAACTCCGTTTATGTCATCAATTGGAAAAAGAAATATTAATAACGTTGTCTTTGATTGGCAAACAGAAGCTCTAGCGAGTCCAGTATCAACAGGTGAATTAGAAGGTTTTGAACTTTCAAGATCAGCTGCTGTTGCAACCACTCGTGTTAGCAATGTTGCTATGATTTCAAAAAGAGATGCAACTGTATCAGGCTCACAAGAGTCTTCAGACCCTGCTGGCAAGAGATCAGAAATGGCTCACCAACTAGCTATCATGTCTAAAGCTCTTAAGAGAGATATGGAAGAAGCTCTTTGTCAAAACAATGGAAAAACTACTGGTAATGCGACAACTGCTCGTAAGACTGGTGCTTTTGAATCTTGGATAAAATCCAATTATAGTAAAGCAGCATCTGGAGCACCGACTGGTGGTGGAACAGCTCCAACAGACGGAACTCAAAGAGATCTTACAGAAGCACTTTTAAAAGATGTTTTACAGTCTTGCTTTGAAAATGGTGGCGAGCCATCATTAGCAATCTGTGGCCCACATAACAAACAAGTTATCTCTGGTTTCACAGGTAGATCTCAAGCAAGACAAATGATTGATGCAAACACAGTTGAAGCATCAGTATCTATCTACTCTTCTGACTTTGGTGAGCTAAAAATAGTTCCATCAAACAGATCAAGAGAAAGATCTTTACTGTTGGTTGACCCAGAAATGGCAAAAGTATCTTACTTGCGTGATTTCAAAACAGTTGACATTGCAACAATCGGTGATGCAGTCACTAAAATGATCGTGGTTGAGTATGGATTAGAAGTATCCAACGAAGCTGCTCATGGTGTGGTTTTCGACCTTAACGTAAGTTAAGTTCTCGGTTAAGAACCTTAAAGGGATGTTTCGGCATCCCTTTTTTTTGTGTTAAAATTCTTGCATGGCTAAAAGAACTGTTATAGATCACAAGACTGGTTTTACCAACGAGTTTATTACTGAAGACGATAAAGACATCTATCACACAACTCAGGATCTAAACCCTGTAATAGAGCATTGCAAAATGCTTGCAGAACATAAACCAGGTAAAGATCTTCGCCATGTGGCAGAAGTGCCATTGATTGTATATCAAAGAGCGTGTCGAGAAGGATGGGCTAATGATATGAAGCAATGGAAAAAATGGTTAAATAAATCAGACAATAAAGTTTTTAGAACATGGCAAGGTAAACTATGACATACGCAGAATTGAAATCTAATATCGCAAGTTACTTAAATCGTTCAGATTTAACAGATGTAATTGATTCATTTATTGATAGCACAGAATCAGAATTTAACCGCAGATTAAGAGTTAAAGGCATGATTAAAAGAGCAACTGCAACTCTTACAGGTCAATACCTTGCAGTACCAACTGATTGGTTAGAAGCTATAAACTTACAAATTGATGGTGGTGATTTCTCGCCATTGTTTCAACAATCCATAGAATCTATGGATGTGTATAGAAAAGCCAATGACAATGTAACAGGGCAACCAATTTATTTTGCATTGGTAGATGATTCAATTGAATTTGCACCTACCCCAGACGGAAGTTATACAGTACAATTAACCTACTACGGAAAGATAGATGCGTTAAGCGATTCTAATACGAGTAACTTTTTATCCACAGGATATCCAGATGCTTACCTTTATGGATCATTAAAACACGCTTCTATCTATTTAATGGAAGATGAACGAGTGCCATTATTTACAGCACAGTTCGAGAAAGCTCTAGAAGAAATGAGACTAGAGCAAGAAAAAGCTGAGTTCTCTAAAGGTTCTTTAATGCAAAGAAGAAGAACTTACGGAAAACGCAGTAAAGATATTTATTATTTTGGTAATAACTAGGAGTATAAAAAATGGCTGGATTTAGTGATTATTTAGAAGACAAGGTACTTGACCATGTATTTGGTGGTACTTCTTATACAGCACCAGGAACATTGTATGTTGCATTGTATACAGTAGCACCTACTGATACTGGTGGCGGTACTGAAGTTAGTGGTGGAGCTTATGTAAGAAAAACTGCTACTTTTAATGTCTCAGGCACATCCCCTACAACAGCGACAAACGCAGCAGCAGTTGAATACCCAACAGCTACAGCCGATTACGGAACTGTAGTTGCAGTAGGTATTATGGACGCATTAACTAGCGGCAACTTACTTGCCTACGCAAACTTAGACACATCTAAGGTTGTAAGTTCTGGTGATGTATTCAGATTTGATGCTGGTGATTTAGACATCACATTAGCTTAATACCATGGCCTCAGTAGGCTATGGCTCATATAACTACGGAATTGCCGCTTATGGCACTCCGCAGTATCAGGAAGCATCCGCAACAATAGCACAGACATCAGGTGCATCTGCGATAGGCAGACAGCTTGATCGTGGTGCTGCAACCATTGCACAGACATCTGGTATGTCTGCAATCGGCAGACAGGTTGATAGAGGATCTTCAACCCTAGCACAAACCAGTAGCATGACTGCTGTTGGCCATAGAGTTCATTTTGGTTCTAGCACAATAGCACAGACTTCCAGCATGAGTGCTGTAGGTCGACAAATAGATCGTGGTGTTGTCTTAGGCCCAGCAGTATCAAACATGACTGCAACAGGTCGATACACCATAGCAGCATCTGCAACTGGTGCAGAGACATCAGACTTTACAGCTATTGGTAGACAGATCGATAGAGGTAAAGTAAGTCCACCGCCAAATGGTAACTCGCAAGAATTAAGTGGATTTTCAGCAAGTGGTGGTCTAAAATGGGAAGTGATACAGAATCCTGACACGACCTGGACTCAATTAACAAAAGAACAAGCGGCATAATAATATGGCAGATACATTTACAACAAATTTAAACTTAACAAAACCCGAAGTCGGTGCATCTACTGATACCTGGGGCGGAAAATTAAACACCGACCTCGATACTTTAGATGGTCTTTTTGCTAGTGCAGGAAACGGAACAAGTGTGGGCCTCAATGTTGGCTCTGGTAAAACTTTAACAGTTGGTGGTACTTTAACCTCAACTGGATCAGCAAGTTTTACAACCATTGATGTTAATGGTGGTGCAATTGATGGTGCACCCATTGGTGCTAACTCAGCATCAACTGGAGTCTTTACAGTCGCAACTGCATCAACTTCAGCAAAAATTACACAAGTTGCAATTACCTCAAGCTCTAACGCAGTAGCTTGGGATGCACAAGCAGCAGCAAACGCTTATCATGCAACCACAGAAAATACGACTTTCTCAGCACCATCTAACGCTGTAGAAGGTGCAATTATTTCTGTAGAGATAGCTCAGGGTGGTACAGCAAGAACAGTTGCTTGGAATACAGTATTCGAGTTTGCAGCAAGTACAGCTCCTACAGTAACAGCTACCGCAAACAAAACTGACATCTTTAGTTTTAGATACAACGGATCAGTCTGGCAAGAAATCGGCAGAGTTCAAAACCTAGCACAAACATAATATGGAAACGCTACAGCGTACAGCAAATAGAGGAAGCATATCTACTGGGTATGATATTGATAACTCTTTGAAGTTTGAAGCTGATAATTCTGAATACTTAAAAGCAAACAACACTTTTGCTTCTACAACACCGACAAGTAGACAAAAAGGTACTGTATCTTTTTGGATAAAAAGAACTGAAATTGGTAATGGTGTATCTGGAAAACAAATGTATATTTTTGCTTCATCTGATAGTTCTAGATATTCAAATTTAGGTTTTGATGAGTTTGATAATTTAACTGTATTTTCGGGTGATTCATCTTGGAATAGTGTAAGTCCTTATACCTATAATAAATTTAGAGACACCTCTGCTTGGTATCACATAGTAATAAGATACGATACAACAGATAGCACAGCATCTAATAGATTAAGAGTCTATTCTAATGGTACTGAGGTGTCTTGGGTAACAGCACCAAATATAACTCAAGATGGAGTTATGACATATAGTGGTATGAACGGACCTTGTTGGCATAGTTGGGGAACAATATATTCTTATTTTACTCCTGCTAAATTTTTTAGTGGGTATTTAGCAGAGGCTCATTTTGTAGATGGACAGTCTTTAGCACCAACAGAGTTTGGTGAATATGATGATGATTCAGGTATTTGGAAACCTAAAGCATATGACGGAACTTATGGTAACTGTGGTTACTATTTAGATTTTGCAGATTCAGGGAATTTAGGCGATGATGAATCGGGTAACGGATTTGATTTTGATGAGAACAACATAGCAGCAGCCGACCAAGCAACTGACACGCCTACTAATAATTTTTGTACTTGGAATCCGTTAGTTACCAACGCTGGTGTTTTTACTTATACAGAAGGTGCTACTAAATGGAAACCTAGTAGTGGTAATTGGCAAACTACAACAGCCAGTATGGGATTTACAAAAGGCAAATGGTATGCAGAATTTAAAATGGATAATAATGTTACTGCTGCAATGGTTGGAGTTCAACAGCTTGAAAATGATACAACCTATTCTGGACAGTATTTAGGTTATTATGCTAACACAACAAGCATGGGAATGGGATATTACAATGCTGATGGTAAGGTTTACAGAAACACTGGAGAAAGTGCATATGGTGCTAGTTATCCATCTTCAGTTTTAGTAAGTGTAGCACTAGAATTTAAAGATGATGGAACTGCTAATATGTATGTTGCAAAAGATGGAACATGGCAAAACTCAGCAGACCCTGCTAATGGAACAGGTGGCTTTGGTTTAAATTATGGTAGTGCAGTAGACGGCTTTTTTACTTTTGCTTCTTCTCTTTACCAAAATTCAGGTTACTGGCAAGCAAACTTTGGTGGCTATACAGTCAATTCAATATCAAGCGCAGCAAGTGATGCCAATGGCTACGGAACTTTTGAATACGCACCACCATCAGGCTACTACGCCTTATGCACTAAAAACTTAGCGGAGTACGGATAATATGAGTTATACCAACGGACTAGACGACCCATCTGCATATTTCACCACGACTTTATGGACTGGTGCAGGTGGTTCTCCTAGAGCAATTACTAATGATGCTAATAGTGGAAACTTTCAACCAGATTTTGTTTGGACTAAAGGTAGAAATGAAGCCTATGAACATAATTTATATGATTCAAGCAGGGGAACAGGCACTACCAAAGGTTTATGTAGCAACGATACATCAGCAGAAGGAACTGTTAGCGCATCTTATGGATATTTAAGTTCATTTGATTCTAATGGATTTACAGGTACAGCAGGAAGTAGTGGACAAAATGCTTACTTTGATACTAATGCAAAAACTTATGTAGCATGGCAATGGAAAGCCAATGGTGGCACGACAGCTTCAAACTCAGATGGCTCTGTAACTTCTACAACACAGGTTAATAGCGATGCTGGTTTTAGCATTGTTACTTTTACTTCAGCAGCCAGTTCAGGCACAGGAATTTTTTCAGTAGGACATGGATTAGGACAAATACCTGCAATGGTTATTACAAAAAGCAGAGACAGCACAAGTAACTGGTGGTCTTGGCATAAAGGTTTAACTGGTGGCAACAGCAATACCAGTTATATTGTTGCTTTAGAAAGAATTACTGCCGAAGCAAGTTACTCAAATGCTTGGGGTGCAGGTATGACATCTTCAGTCTTTGGTATGCAATCAGGAAATACAGCAGTTGCTAGTTCAAGTTATGTAGCTTACTGCTTCGCAGAAAAACAAGGCTTTAGCAAGTTCGGTACTTATGTCGGTAATGGAAATGCAGATGGTCCGTTCATCTATACAGGCTTTAAACCTGCTTTCTTTCTACTTAAAAAAACAAGTGCTACTGATGGTTGGAGATTATTTGATAACAAAAGAGCAGGGTATAATGATGATAATTATAGACTAGCACCTAATGATAATACTGCTGAAGATACAGCAACAACTTATTTAGATATGCTTTCAAATGGTGTAAAAATTAGAGGAACAGCAGGTTCTTTTAATCAATCAGGTGGTTCATATATCTACATGGCATTTGCAGAAAATCCATTCACAACATCAACAGGTATACCAACAACAGCAAGATAATATATAATAGGAATTAATATGTGGGCATTAGTAGAAAACAATCAAGTAAGCAAGGTTTATACCAGACCTAAAGCAATAACCATTGGGGATGTATCTTATCCGCAAAATATCTTTATGCTTTGGTCAGGTGAAGAACTTGAAGCAATAGGCATTTATGAAGTGGTTGTAGATAACAGCAACTTTAAAAATCCATCTTATTACATCAACACCGATCAATCTTTTGATTTCGCTAACGATGTGGTAACTGCATCTTATGGTACAGCCACACCCAAAGCATTAGACGATCACACTCACACCGATCCAGATACAGGCGAAGAAACTTTAGTTCATGGTCTTAAATGGAATCATAATCAAGTGATTATCAATCAAGCCTATGGTTTATTACAGCCTAACGATTGGTATGTGGTCAGAGAGAGTGAAGCTGGTACAGCTATTCCTGCTGATTGGACTACTTTTAGAACTGATGTCAGAAGCACAGCAGCAGATATGCAAAGCAAAATAGATGCTTGTACCACAGTTGATGAGTTAGCAGCCTTGTATGAATACAACGATGCAACTCCACCTGTCAGACCATTAGGAGAATGGCCAACACCTCCATCTAGTTAATGACTAATAAAGCGAGGTCTTATACAATAAGGCTATGGCATTATTTCCAATAACACCCCCCGCAGGAATCGTAACCAATGGCACAGACTACGCCAATAAAGGGCGTTGGGTCGATGGTGATTTGGTGCGTTTTGAAAACGGATATCTAAAACCTATTGGCGGGTGGGAAAAACTTAAAGCAACAGCATTAGACGGAGCTATCATAGGTCTTTATGGTTATAAAGATAATGCTGGTAACAATGTTTTAGGAGTTGGTACAAGAGAAAAAGTATATGTTTTATATAACAATGTTTGGACTGACATAACTCCAACAGGATTTGTTAATGATGCAAGTGATGATCCATTAGGCTTTGGTGCATATCATTATGGTGAAGAAGACTATGGTGATGCCAGGAGTCAATCAGGCTTAGTTTTACAAGCTGGTTATTTTTCTTTTGACAACTGGGGTGAAGATTTAGTCTTTACTTTTTCCAAAGATGGCAAGATTTACAAATGGCGACCAAACTCAGGCGGTACAGCCGATACCATAGCAACAGTTGTAACCAACGCACCCACAGGCAACTTATCAACCCTAGTCACCAATGAAAGACATTTAGTGGCTATAGGCTCGTCAGATGACCCTAGGAAGGTTGCTTGGTCAAACAGGGAGGATCGTAACAACTGGACATCGAAGGCCACAAACACAGCAGGAGACTTACAAATACCTACAGGCGGAAGAGCCTTGTTTGGTGTTAAATACAGATCTGATGTTATTATTTTTAGTGATACTGGTATTAACAGAATGTTTTATGCTGGATCACCTTTTGTTTATGGTATAGCTGATGCAGGTACTAACTGTAAATCAATTAGCTCCAGAACAGTTGTATCTACTGGTAACTTCCTTGCATGGATGGGTGAAAACGCTTTTTATATTTACGATGGTAGTGTTAGAGAATTACCTTGTGAAGTGCATGATTATGTCTTTGACCAAATCAATGTAGCAGGCAGGGGTGCTTGTTGGGGTGGACACAACTCTAACTTTAATGAAATATGGTGGGGATTCCCAAGCGGTGACTCACAGTACACTTCTAACAAATATGTTATATGGAATTACAACTCTAATGTTTGGTCTATTGGTTCTATGGACAGAGGTTTTTGGATTGACCAAGGTGCATTTACTTATCCGATAGCTGGTGACTCTCAAGGTTTTGTTTATGAACATGAATCAACCACATTAGATAATTCACCTAATTTAAACTCACAAGTACCATTTTGTGAGACAGGGCCTATACAAATAGGTAATGGTGATAACTATGTGCAATGCAATCAAATATTACCAGACGAAGAGGCTAACTCTTTACCTGGCGTTACCCTCAGTTTCAAAGGTCGATTTACTCCATTAGGCCCAGTTACGGACTTTGGATCATTTACTTTTGAAAATGATGGTTATACCGATGCAAGATTTACTGCACGACAAGTACAAATGACAGTCACAGGTAGCACCACACAAGATTTCCAAGTAGGTAATATACGCTTAGATGTTAAACAAAGAGGCAGAAGATAATGGATCTATCTGCACAAAGACAGTACATACAAAGGGCAACCAATGTTAAGTATTCTTTTACAGCTACCACACAGCAAACTATCTATACAGCACCTAGCGGTGGTGACTTTGATTTTGCTATTGTTAAAAGTTTTTTAGCTTGTGACCATGGTAATCAACAAACCAATTTAGATGTATCTATAACAGATACTAGCTCTAATGAGTTTTTTATCTATAAACAAAAAAACATAAGCGCACACGCTACCGAAGAATTACAAACTAATGCTGGAATTATTCTGCAACAAGGCGAAATAATAAAAGCACAGGTTAATCATGCAAACATTCATTTGGTTTTAAGTATTATTGAGTATGGAAAAGGCGACTAATAAAGTCACACCCATTAAAAAAGAGCCCGAAGAATGGGAAGTTCAATGGGAACGCTGTAAGCCATATATAGCAAAAGCTATCAAACATCAAGATTCCTATACAATAGACGATATAGAGGATAAA